CAACGTCAGATTACAAATAAGACTGCTGAAGGTACAGCTATTAAGTTTCAGGTAGCAGCCAACGAAGCTTCGGATATTTATATCGGAGACATGGGTGTTGCAGTTTACGGTGTGGTCAGTATTTCTGGTCCCACTGATGGTTGCGTTCTAACTGCTATGCTTGGCTAGTCATGCCTGACTACGCATATTTAAAATCAGATTTAATTAATACGACTGAGAACGACTCAACGGAGTTTGCAACGCAAATTCCCTTTTTCATTACCAAAGCAGAACTTCGTATCACAAAAGATATTGATGATATTGGTTTGGATGAATTTACAACCGTTTCAGTTTCATCAGGGAATGCAGGTGCTGTTCCGCTGAATGATCGTGTACGTATTGTTCGTAACGTAAACTATACTGTAAGTACAGGAACAACTGTAACTAATTTGCTGCAACGAACTGTTGAGTATGCAAATGATTACTGGCCTGTAAGTGCATCCACAGGCACCCCAAGATATTATTCACGGCGTACTAACTCAAGTATTAAGATAGTACCCACACCAGTTTCAGCAACCACTGTTGAAATACAGACGGCATCACAACCGCTTGCATTGGCATCGGCAACAGGCACAAGTGTTACAACCAGTAACTACTTTAGTGAATACTGTTACGATGCCTTATTTTATGGTTGCCTTATAGAAGCTACCATGTACATGAAGGATTGGGAAACTCTTCAGGTATGGCAAACAGAATATCAAAACTCAATTCAAACTCTTCGTAATCAGGCTCGCAGAACTAGACAGGACGATATGGAAGTTGCAGCTTCTCCTGCTGGCGGTCCTAATACAATTATCCAAGCAGGATCATAGGGAGAATATAAATGGCAATGGGAAGAAAATTAGTTAAGGCTTTAATGCCTAAAAAGAAGCCTTCCGCAACAGACTCTAAAAGTCTTGAGCGTTCTTCTAAAAGAAAACCTGTAGGTTCTGAGCAAAGGTCTGCTGAAGATGCTCGTAATAAAGGAGAAGATAAGGCTCGTAAAAATATAGCAGAAGAAGCTAAAGATTTGGGAACTCCTGCTGGCGCAACAGATATGAAAGCATTAGGAGGTCAATCTGATAGTACAGATAAAGCAAATAAACCTAGAATAGAACGTGCTGGAATGTCTAACCGTAGTAAAGGTATAAGTAAAGAATATAAAGCAGAAGAAGAAAGATTAAAAAGCAATCAAGAAAAACAAAAAAAACTAACATCTAATCTAAAAGCTTACAAAGGAAAAAATCCAGCCATACAAAAACGAATAGCGAAGTTAGATGAAGAAATTACACTACAAAAAAATAAACTAAAAGGAATGAAAAAGAGAAACCTAATAAGACGTAAGGGAGGCGGCTACATGAAAAAGAAAACGGCTGGTGGCGGTTCACTAAAGATGGTAGAAAAGAATGGTAAAAAAGTTCCGTTCTATGCTGCTGATGGTGTAGGTAAGATGGCTAAAGGTGGTAAAGTTAGTAAAGCAATGGGCGAAGATCGTACCCGTGTTCCCGCAGAATACTCAGCAAAAGCTCAGTCTAAGAAACCTGTAAAGAAAAAGATGGGCGGCGGTCAAGTTTACAAACGTAAGCATGGTGGCAAGACTGTTTCCGGTAACGATGGTAACTCTATCGTAGCCGCATGTTATGACTAACCGTTCCTCTATAGGAAAACAAATTACTCGTCCCGGTAAAGTTAAGAAAGTAATGGGCGAGTACAAACGGGGCAAACTTAAAAGTAGTTCCGGTAGAAAAGTTAAGACTAAGAAACAAGCAGTTGCCATCGCACTTAGCGAGGCACGTAGAAAGAAACGTAAAAGGAGAAGTTAGATGGGACCGCATACACTTATTAAACGGCCACATAATCTAGATGAAATTGTAGGCCGTCCTACTGGACAGGGCTTTGGTGCTGCACGTAAGGGACCGGCTGTAATGGGACCGCCGAAGGATGTTGTAGTTGATGAAGACTACGAACAGGGCAAAGCTTTTAAAGTAGAAGACTAATTATGGTTGCAAGAGATCAACTCTTAAAAGCTATTGAACAGGTTGAAAGCGGGGGACGCAGAGATGCTGTTAGTCCTAAAGGTGCCAGAGGCCGTATGCAGGTTATGCCAGCAACAGCACGGCAACCGGGATATAAAGTTAAACCTGCCCGTGATGAAAGCGAAGAAGAGTATACCAGAGTTGGTAAAGACTATGCTATGGCATTGCTTAAAAACTATGGTGGTGATCTTGAGGCCACTCTTGTTGCCTATAACTATGGACCGGGAAATGCTAACAAATGGATAGCTTCTGGTAGAAATAAAAGCGATCTTCCCAAAGAAACCAGAGATTATATTACCAAAGTTAGTAAACAGCTTGGAGGAAAAAACATGGCAACTAAAAAAGAACTTACCGATCAAAGAAAAGCTTTGCAGCGTAAGGTACGTAGTGGTAGTGCTACTGATGCTGATAAAAGAAAATTAAAACGTGTTCAAATTGAATTGGGTTCTAAGGGTAAGACTACAGCTAAAGCAAAAGCAAAAGCTCCTGCACCTAAAGCAAACATACAGAAGGCTTCTCTTCAACAGCGTCTTCAACAATTAATGGAGGACTCTCTCCCACTAGATGAAGACCTTGCAGGTAGAGCTTTAGATCAAGGCGCATATGCTAAGTATTCAGAACCACAACGAGCCGCTCTTAATAAGGCACTACAAAGAGAACGTCCTCCTTCAGACTTTGAAAGAACATATGAGCGTAGAGGATCAGGTGTTCCTCAACTTCAACGTAGAGCAGACGATATAGCTTTACCCTTTAATAGAACCACAGGTAATAGGGGTACGATGCGTCCTGCTAATGTTGATCCTGATCTTCAGCGTGGTGTAAGTCGTGTACCAAGAGGAGATATGAGAATTGGTCCTTCCTCTCCAGAAATTACTGAAGCACAGTTTTCTTATACTGATCCCGGTACGATTCCTACTGAAGACCAATTTAGAGCTATGAGAGCTACAGATATAGATGAAGACTTTGCAGGTAGAAGAGGTTTACCCTCTTTAGAACTTATGTCTAATGCTCCTACACCTCCCAGATCAAGCGGTGGTCGTGGTGATATGGCGGCACAGAATAAAGGTTATGAAACTCTTCGTGAATACTTTATTGAAGACATGACACCTCGTAAGTCTAAGGTAATGACACCTTTTGGTATTATTGATATTGATAGTACTGAAGATGCATATGGTAGTGGCGATGAAATTACAGACATGCAAATTGAAATGGGACAGAAAAAAGGTGGCCGTCTTAAAAAGAAAAAGAAACCAGCCACTCGTAAGAAGGTAGCTGCTAAAAAGAAAAAGGTTGCTGTAAAGAAAAAGCCTGTTGTACGTAAGAAAGCTGTTGCAAAAAAACCACCCATGCGTAAGAAGACTGTAGCTAAAAAACCTGCTGGTCGTAAACGTGCAGCCAAAAGAGGCTTCGGCGCAGAACTTAGAGGTAACTAATATGGTTGACTTTAAATCTAAAATAAAAGCACAGAAAGCTAAAGATAGAAAACGGGCTGGTAAAAGATCAAAGTCTGTTTCAGGAGATAGAATGCCTTCAGCACCAAGAGCTTCTTTACCCTCTGCCAGAAAAAGCGCAAACAACAGTGCTGCAATTATGAAAAGCGTTGCTAGTCTTTTTAAAGACAAAGATGGTTTGTCATATCAAGAAGATTATACTATTGATCCTAATACATTTGAAGCAAGTATAGATGATGTATTTTTTGAAGGTTTTAAAAAAGGCGGTCCTCTTAAAAATGCTAGTAAAAGAAAACGTGCAGCACTTCGTGGGCAGCGTTCTGAACTGAGAGGATCGTAATATGAGTAATAAAAAATTAAGAAAGACTGTTACTTCTGATTTAGATAAACCAGAAGAAGAAGAAAAGAAAAGCGAAAGAGATGAGCTTTTTGATAACTTAGGATCAGGCATGGGGCTTTTACCTGCTGTTGTTGGGGCGATGGGTCCAAAAGGATTAACATCTATTGGGCTTGTCAAAGGACTTCTTGGAAAAAGTAAAGGTGGTAAAGTAGGTAAGAAAAAAACTACTGTTAGAAAACGTGCTGCACTTAGAGGACAACGCTCTGAACTGAGAGGATCGTAATATGGCTAAAGACTATGAAGATGATGTAAGTCTTTTTGAAGAACTTCTAAAAGAATATGAAGAAGAAGAAGATGCGGAAGAAGTAGGTGAGCCAGTTCCCGGTGATAACATTAATGTAATACGTCAACAGGTACAGAGCGGTGGCAGCAGTGGTGGTGGTTCTAACTTTTTAAACACAGCCATGCAACTGGGTAAACTTGCTATGATGTTTAAAGAAGGTGGTCAAATAAAAAAGAAGACTAAGAAAAAGAAAAGAGTTGTTCGTGGTGTAGGTGCTGCTAAACGTGGTTACGGTAAAGCCACTTATTCTAAGAAAATGTACTAAGGAGATTTGATATGGTTGCAGCACTAAGAAAAATTGTAAGTAAACGTGGTCGTAAACGTAAGGCCAAGGGCGTTAAACCAGCATCGCCTGAACAGAAGATGGGTGCTAAAGAAGCTAAGATGAAGCTTACTGACTTTAAAAAACTTTCAGATGCTCAACAGAAAAAGTTTATTAAAGAAGCTAAAGATGCTAACAAGCCAAAGAAAAAGAAAAAGCCTGTGGTAAAACGTAGTTCCAAAGACAATAAAGAACTTCAAAGTCTTATGGCGCAGCAGAAAAAAGAAATGAAAGAAGATGCCTTGGGATCAGACGTTCTTCCCAAACGCCGTGCGACTGGTCCTGCTGGACAAGAAGTAGAACAAGGTCCGTTGCTTTCCAAAGTACCTACACCTAATAAAAGAGAAATGTCTCCTGAGACATATAAACGTCAGAAGAGAACAGGACAACGCCGCAAAGGAGAGTATGCTCCTCCTGCCAGCATGATAGGCGAAGAGATGGGCATGGGTGGTAGAGGTCGTGAGATGATGCCTACTGGTAAAGAACTTGAAGAACTAATTTCAAGTGGCTTTGAAATTAAAAAGTATGGTGGTAAAGTAAGGCGTCGTATGGGAGGACAAGTACGAGGCTACGGTAAGGCTCTTCGTGGTTACTAAAGAATTTTTAAAACAGTATAATAAATCTGTTCAAGAAGGATATGATGATTATACTTTAATAGATCATTCAGCTACTAGACCTAATAAAGAAGACTATAAAGATTTTAATGAATATATAAATAGTCTTTGTAACTATATAGGAAAAAAGTTTAGGTATACATATGGCAGTAAAGCAAAAAAGAAAACCCAGTAACATGAAGGGCATTACGATTGGTAGGGGCATGAAGCGTCCTACCAAGTCAGGTGCTGGTATGACTAAGAAGGGTGTGGCTAAATATCGTAAGCAGAATCCCGGTTCTAAGTTAAAGACTGCTGTAACTGAAAAGAAACCTACAGGCAAACGTGCATCAAGACGTAAGTCATACTGTGCTAGGTCTGCGGGACAAATGAAGAAGTTTCCAAAGGCTGCTAAGAATCCTAATAGCAGACTAAGACAAGCTCGCAAAAGATGGAGATGTTAATGAAAAAAGCAGTAAATGCTCCTAAAGGTTTTCACTGGATGAAAGCCGGTAAAGGATTTAAACTTATGAAGAATCCTACTGGTGGCTATGTAGCACATAAAGGTGCTTCAAAAAAAGCAAGCTTTGAAGTTCAGAAGATACATAAGAAATGATTAAACGTAAGAAAGGCGGCACAGCCACTAAACGTGACCCAAAGAAGTGGGCAGCGGCAAAGGCCAGAGCAAAGCGTAAGATGGGCGGTAAACACTCTGCCAGAGCTATGCAGCTTGCTGTTAAGTATTACAAAGATTCTGGTGGAACTTATAGCGGTAAGAAAAAGTCTACTAATAAACTTTCAAAGTGGAGCAAGCAAAAATGGAAAACCAAGTCGGGAAAACCATCTGGCAAAACGGGAGAAAGATATTTACCGGAGAAAGCAATCAAGTCCCTGTCGTCAAAGGAATATGCAGCGACCACCAAAGCAAAGAGAAAAGGGACTGCTGCCGGGAAGCAGTTCGTGAAGCAGCCCAAAAAGATAGCAGCTAAAACAAAAAGGTTTAGAACGTAATGGCAGTATCAGGAACATATGACTTTAACCTTGACATAGACGAGGTTATACAAGAAGCGATGGAGATGATCGGGGGTGAAGACACTCTTGGTCACGAACCTGCTTCTGCACGTCGATCTATAAATTTAATGTTGCGAGATTGGCAAAACCGTGGTATACTATTATGGACTACAAGTGTATCATCCTTTACTGTAACTGCAAGTACTACTTCTTATGATCTATCTTCTTCTACTATAGATGCTCTTGAAGTTGTTCTTAACAGAGATAATACTGATATTAAATTAGAACGTATAACACCTGAAGAGTTTTTGCTTATTCCTAATAAAACACAAACTGGAAGATCATCTCAGTACTCAATCAGAAGAGGCAGAGATAATCCCGTCATGTCTGTTTGGCCTATTCCTGAGAACTCTACAGATGTTTTAAAGGTTGAAGTATTCAGTGAACTTACAGATGTAAATAAATCAGCAGATCAGAATGCTGATGTTCCTAAAAGATTTTTACCATGTCTTACTGCTGGACTATCTTATTACATGTCAATGAAAAGATTTGGTGTAGATGCTGGTCGTATACAAATGCTAAAAGCAAACTATGAAGAGTGTCTTGCCAGAGCAATGCAGGAAGATAGAGAAAGAGCTTCAATGCGTGTTGTGCCAAGACTAAGGTATATCTAGTGGCTAGTACTAAGAACGCACTTGCTATGTGTGATACATGTGGGTTTGTATATCCACATCGTGTTATGCGAATGAACAGTTATGGAATGCTGGTATGTCCCGAAGACTTTGAAGGACAGTTTGATTTAAAAAACCATCCTCAAAATCATGTGCCTGATGTAAGAGATAATCCAGCTATTCTTAATCCTCGTCCAGATACAGGTGGGCGTAATCTTACATGGAGTCAGGCCAGTACGGCATGGGGATCAACAGATAAGTATTGGAATCTAATATGAGCGATTTAACAAGTCAACTAATATCAAATACATATAAACAGATTATACTTGTTAGTTCTTCAACTAGCAATACTGGTGTAGATACTTCCCTGAAAGCAGTGCAGACAGGTGATGGTGTTAACACTGCTTTGAAGGTAGCTACTAATGCAGTACAGATCACTGGTGCGTTGGGTGTAGGTGGTGCTGTATCTCTGGATGGAAATCTTCATGTAGATGACAAAGTATGTGCCAGTGCTTTCTATGGTGATGGATCAAATCTTAGTGGTGTAACAGCAACGATTGCTGGTAACATATCAGTAAGTAATGCTACAGTGGGTGGCAATCTTTATGTAGGCGGTACTGCCACAGTTGCTGGTGCGGCACACTTACAGTCAAGTCTGTCCGTTGCAGGGGCTGCTCAGTTTGCAAGCACGGTAACTGTAGTTGGTGCAGCACAATTTCAAAGCACTGTAACTGCTGTTGGTGCAGCTACTTTTAAATCTACAGTTACAGTAGAAAATGCAGCAGCCTTAAAAAATAATGTATCAGTTGGTGGTACATTTAATGTAGCTGGCGCTGCCGGATTTACTTCCAAGTCTGACTTTAGCAATGATGTATCAGTCAGTGGTCGCCTTGATGTGAGAACATCTGCTTGTATTGGTGGAGTACTTGATGTTGAGGGTGTAGCTAACTTTGCAACCAATGTATCAGTAAGTGGTAATGTACATGTTGTTGGCAATGTAACCGCTGCTGCATTTTATGGTGATGGTTCTAATATTACAGGTGTTGCTGCTTCTATTGGTAATCTTCCAGATAATGTTTCTATTGCAGGTTTCCTTAATGTTGGTGAAACTCTTGGTATTACAGGTGGTGCAACTTTTTCCTCTACTGTCACAGTTGTTGGTGCAGGTACATTTAAAGATAGTGTAAGTGTAAGTGGTAATCTAGCTGTAGGAACTAATGTTTCTATTGCAGGAACTTTAAGCGTTGGTGGTGCTGTAGACTTTAACAGTACACTGGATATTGTAGGAAATACGTCTATCGGTGGTATGGGTATCATTAATGGACCAGCTAAATTTAATAATACAGTTACTGCTCTTGGTGCCACGCATCTTCAAAGCACACTGTCTGTTGCAGGAGCAGCAACCTTTGCATCCACAGTAACAGTAGTTGGTATAGGTACATTTAAGGATGATGTCTCTGTAAGTGGTAATACTAATCTTGGTGGTACAGTAACAATAGCCGGAGCAGTAAGTCTTGCCTCTACTCTTAGTGTAGGTGGTGCAGCAAACTTTGCAAGTACAGTAACCATTGCTGGCACAAATATTCAAGCTGCTAATGCAAGAGTATGTGCCAGTGCGTATTATGGTGATGGTTCTAATCT